CCGTCTCCCCCGCCAGTAAAGGCATCTTCCTTCCCATACTTTTTATAGAGACTATCAGTGATGGCCACTAGCACCGACAGTGCTTCGCCATCAATTTTATCTAGTCCAGCGTGTAGCTCCTGTGGAACATCTGCTTTTATTATTTTCTGAGCGTTTGCCACTATCGTATCTTTGTTTTCGCCAAACAACGTAGTGTTGTAATCTGCAAAAGCCTTATCCTCAGCATTGCTTTTGTCTATCTCGGCTTTGCCTTTCTCGTATATGATTCTCTCAATCCCCTGAGATATTTCAGTAGCCGTAGCTTTTGGAAGCCCCGCAGTGTGGAAGAGTTTTTTAAACGCCACATCTACCTCGGCGTCTCTTTTAATTTCTTTAAGGTCTTCTGCGGGTGCTGTATCGTATTCCTCAAAAGTATCCGGCCTTCCAAGAGCTTTATAAAACTCGCTCCTGTCTTCTCCATCTTCAGGGATAATAATACCTTTCTTTCCTACAAGAGCATTTTGGTTATCTACAAACTTGTAGAAAGAATCTGCGTCTGCTGAATTTTCTTTCGCCCAGGGTTTATCCCTGTACGCTTCGGGTATTGTATTGACAAATTCTGATTCGGGTTTTGAATCGACATTAGAGTCGACATTAGGCTCCGGCATTAGTTTCCTCCTGTTTTGGTGGTGATACTTCGTCCATCTCTACGCGTATAATAGTTTCGTTGTCCATGTGAACGCGTAGACTTAAATACATCATTCGTTTTGATTCGTTTTGCAAAAGTAATTGGGTGTTTATGCCTTCGGGTGTTCCGTGTGTCAGAGGAAGAAGAAAGCCACTAGTATGTAACTGGTGACGAAGCACTTGTAATCCTGCCTCATTCTTAGACATGTCTGAAAGCGATGCTTTCATTTTGTTAGCAAACGCATTGTATGCTTTAGTCTCTGCTTCTTTCCGTTCCTTAGAAATTCTTGCTTCTCCCATGTTATCCTCCTGTCATTGATGCCTGAGCACTAGCGGTGTCTTTTAACGCCGCGGCTTGCTCTCTGGCCATTAGTGTTTCTTGCTCTGCTCTTTGTGCTTCTGCACGATCATCACGTATCTTTTTTACTTCATCATCTGACTTAATTAGATCTAAAGGCGCACCTGTAAGTTCCTGTGAATACTCAAGAAATTTATCAAAATTAAATTTATCCCCCGCATCAGGACTAAGTTGCATCGCTTGCATAGCATTGTTACCCGTAGTAATAACTCCTCGGTATTCCTCTTCTCTCATTACATGAGCTGCTGGAGATATATAATCGATCTTATATATGTCTTTACCCATTACTATCGCCTGAGATACGTCCGCAGGGATGATTATGGGGTCAATACCATTGGCAATAAGTATATTAGCTGTTGCGGTATCTTCTGGAGTTATGCCTAAAAGCCCCATTTCAAACAAGATATTAAACGACCGAGTAATAAGAGGATTAAGTGTCTCCGCTGTCTTCCTCGCATAGATGGAAGACAAAGCGTCACTTCTAATCTGGTATCTCATTTCGGCTTCGCCAAGAGTCATACGCGACTTATTATTAAGGTCATACAATTTGTCTATTAAAAAATGTTGTGTTATTTCTTCTTTAGTTTCTGCTATAGCTGCGGCTAGGCTTTGAAGTTCTCCTATATCATGTATCTGACCAATAGGGGGCTGCCCGGGTGCTTTGCCAAAAGAATTAAATACTGACAAGCCCCGAGCTGATGTATCTACTGTACCAGCGCCTAGAGAGCCGTCATCCATAATATAAAGAGGGGGCTCTGCTTTTTTCTCAACACAGATGAGAAAAGTTTCCTTAAAAGCATTAAGTTGCATTATAGCCGGAAGCGCATCCATGCCTGGACTTCGACCATATTCTTCATTTGCTAATTTGTACCATCTGCTAATTCTTACGGGCATTTCAGTGAAACCGCTTTCCCTGAGCATATGTGGTGTTCCTTCAAAAGTGAAATGATAAGAGGCGACTTCCATACCTAAAGCGCTGTCCCCTTTTCCTTTCCTGTCCTTCTCTCTTCTTGGTTCGATAGCTATGCAAATCTTTATCCGATCCATGTGAAATTTTGGACTTTCGTATTTCTTCTGTAAATCCTTTGGTAGTTTTGCTAATCCATAAGTATCTACTAAAACTGCAAGAGGAACAGAATCATCATAGTAAACTGTATCCACAAATCCATCTGCGCCTTCGGCTATCAATACTGACTGGATACTCCAGCTTTTAAAAATTAAAGGGTTCTGGTAGTCGCCTTTAAATTCAGCGATACCGCTTGTCCCAAATGCACCTTCCTCACGAAGCGACTCATCAAACGCCATTTCAAACCCTGCTCTAGGGCTTTCCATTGCCTCTGCCATCACATCATTAATACGCATATAGTATTCTTGATTGCCTTTCGTGTCTGGGATATGCCGAGGTCTACGTATCCTAAAAGTCTTTCCTCCGCTTTTCCAAAGTGCGCCCATGATGGCTGACGCCATTGCTCCATTTGAGCGAACTGCCGTACTGTCGTTTATCATCCCATCATTAAGAAAAGCTCCGGGTTCGACAGTCTGTTGAAATTGTTGTTTTCGAGTATATATGTATTTCCCGAGAATCTGATAAGGATATTCCCAAGGTTGTTTGCGCCCGCGAAGCACCTCACGTTTAGCCACTAACTGTTTTACTGTTGGCATATCTCCTCCTTAGCACAAACTGATTCATTGCAGAGCAATCCCACAATAGTGAGAGTGTAAAAAATATGTGTTCCGACTTGAAAAATAAAGATACCTCCCGCACACCCAAGAATACCTATTAGTCCTGACATTAAAGCTCTATGCGCTGGACCCCCTCCCTTCTGTCGTAAGATAACAACGATTAGGCCTATAAATAAAATAAGTCCGACAATTCCTAATTCATAGGTGGTCTGCACATATTCATTATGCGCATACGCTGAAGTCTCGACTTTCTGTTTCTCGTGTTGGGTATGGTAGATATATTTAAAACTCCCAGGGCCTATCCCTGTTATAGCATATATTTTTTTAGAGTCTCGCATTACTGGAGTTGTAAGAGTAGCCAAACTACGCGTCCAAGTAAGAAAGCGTTCGTTATCAGGGCATATGTTTCTGAAAGTAGGGTTTGTAATATATACACTCGCAACCGTTAAAACAATTGCCGCTCCCAGTCCTGCCCCATAAATAAAAAGTTTACGACTTTTAAGCATTAAGTAAATAGAACAAGTCAGTATTAATCCTATAGCCGCAACATCGGATCGTGTAGCCAGAATAGCTATAATCGAAAGTATTGCAAAAGCTTTGCGTTTCTGATAAAACATAAGTGGTAAATTTAAACATAAGAAAGGGCCAATTAAAGTAGGGTTTCCTATAGTTCCAGCCATGCGCCCATAGGTTCCGTATCTGTGCTCGAAGAATTGATCTAATCCAAAAAACTGAAGTATCACAAAACAAGCCATTATCCCTGCACACCAAACCATTGTGGTAAGTATGTAGTCTATTTTCTGACGAGTTAGCTTTATACTCGATACTGCTATAGTAAAAAGTAAAAACACAAGTCCTTGATACAGAGGTTCCCACGACCAGAATCTAGCCGACCTAACACCAAAAAACGTAAGGTCAGGTTTAGGTGCAAGATAAAAACTCAAAAGACAAAAACCTACAAGAGCAAGAGCCCACTTATTTTTGAAAGGTTTGAGCGTTCCTCGATAAAGTGCAGCTAAGCCGATAGATAAAGCAAACACAAGCGCCCAAGCCATCTTAGGCTCCCGGGCGAGATCTTCCGCGCCGGGAGCCAAGATGAACGGGGTAACTGCTAGGCCAATTAATAACAGCCCAATAATCACTATTCGTTTTCTCCTGTAGAGAATGCTAACCATACGCCACCGTCAACCCAGCCGGCTTCTGAAGTATACTTAGTCATAGCATACCAACTTGTACCGTCAGAGATAAGAGTGATAGTGTTACCTGTAGTATTTATGCCTGTCTCTATTTTACCTTGGGATCCGTCACCATCTCCCGCACTAACTAATACAATTGTGTCGGGAGTAGTGTTTACCTGAATCTCAACTTCAGCAGAACCAACCGTGACAAAAGTATAATTCAATCCTTCTGCTGCTGGGGGTAACTGAAACTTTGAGTTAGCAGTACAGATAAAAGTTTTCCCTGTCTCTGTCGCTAAAATAGTTGTATTCCGAGTGGTCGTTTTTACTCTTATTCCCGCAACATTAACTTTAGACAAATCTGATACTGTCATTCCTTGCATAGGAATATCACTCTTCACAATAATTATCTCGTCAGTGGCTAATACCGTAGATGCTGTTTCAAGTTCAGTAGTAGCTAAATACGCCAAATCATTTTTGTTCCCTGCTGCGAAAGCTAACCCGCAGACCAGCATTCCTATTAACGTTAACATAAAAATTTTTCTCATTTCCGTTCCTCCTGTGTTAAGCCCTCTGTTACGCTCCCATTAATCGGGAGCGTCCACGGCTCCCCCCTGTCCCCAACCCAGTCGGGGACGTAAAAAATAATCCTTCACGAAATGCTGACTTTGATGCGCTTTTCTGTGCCTCTGCTTTAGACACATTGCCTAACTTATTCTCCTGCTCTACGGCTTTTCTTTCGGCCTGTTGCATGGCCGAGGCTTGAGTCTTTTTCGCAGTATTGCCCTCACTCACTGAATACGCCCCATACCCAATTGCGGCTGCTATCGCCAATCCTGTAATCGCGTAACTCATTATCTACCTCCCTGCTTTGACAAGAATTCTACATACGCGTCTGCTACTTCATTCGGCAGATGCGAAGACTTCTCTATTTCATTTTGTTTGTCTTTCTCTAAATTTTTAATTGCAGCATCTACTGTCTGTGCGCCAATGACAACTATACTGTTTATCCCCCGACCAAATCCCTCAAGCATCAATCTGATCCATACTTTAAAATCTTTTATCTCTTCGTCAGTATATCCACGCGATCTAGAAAACGCTTCCCAGTCACCAGAGACATATAGCTTTTGTTGCTCTTCCGTCCAGTCGCTCCAGAAGCCATCTTTCTCCGCTGCAATAATAATTGCTGTCTGAGACCTCAGTAACTGCACAAAACTATTCGCGTTAGCCTCGTCGCACTCTTCAAAACTTTTAGCAATGACTTCCTCTTCGATGTCAGCTAAGTCTGTCTTGTCTGTGGCATGTACTGTGACCCACGTTGTTTCTTCATGTGCATATACAACTCGCTTAGTCCCTACTTCGGTCATGCCTTGGTAAGGTGCTTTAATTCGCACCGCGCCTTTTTCAGATAGGATACTGACTTCGCCTGTAAGAAGAAAAAAAGGATGTTTCTTTTTATGGATTTTAGTTATAAAGATATTGTCTTTTGGGGCTATCATCGTACGAACATATCCGCCATCAAAAAACGCATGTTTATATTCCCCAGCGTCTTCGTCAAATCTTACGCCAGGAAGTTGCACCATACGTTCTTGAAAGTCCATAATAGATTTACGGAACTCTGGGACACTTACTTCATTAGAATTTAATACACTGATTTGTTTTTCCATATGTATACGAGTATATATTACTTTCTAGCGAAAGTCAACTTTAGTTGAAAACTTTTTTATTTCTTTAGTCCCAGTTCGGTTGAAATCACGTATAGTTGAAAGAGGACTCGACGGCCTACGCGGGTCTAATTTAGCTCTTTTTACATGGTTTTGTACTGCTTGAGACGCAACAGGAAAAGCAAAGGTAAGCATAAGCGCATCGAATACATCTGGGCTTCTCCCAAAAGTCTCTATGATCTTTTCTTTCGGTGGAAATGCAAGTACACCTCGAGAACCTTTGGGGCTCAAAGGTGGCATCGCCAGCATATCCATATGAAATTCATCGTCATCTGGGATCTTAACCCCGCCCTCAGCGAACCACTCGCGAACTGAATCGCCCATCTCGGCGCGTTTATTACTATATATGTCTGGCTGTAGAGACTTACTCCCAAAATGCACTCCTGTCACGTACTGCCCAAAACCTAATTCTCTCAGCCTGTCTATCGTTCCATAGCCATAACCTGTGTCTATAAAACACTTCATGACCTGGTATTTGTCGATTAAGGACGCCAGTATGCCAGCAAGTGACATCTCGTCCATCGTATCGTACTTAATCCACCGGATAACCTCCCGGCCACGTCTGATAACTATTACTGTTCTGTCTTTGTTCCTGGCTGGGTCACAACCTATCACTATCGGGGATGACGCATCCCGTGCTTTACATGCTCGTGCCGTGGCCACTTGCTCAGCAGAGAGGAGTGTAACTCCACTTACAACAAAGGCTTCTTGCACGGAACACGGGTACTCCTGTCTAAATTTCCAGACGTCACCCCTGAAAGTGTCCATTATCTTCCGCCTACGCCAGTATATCTGTCCTTCATTAAGAGAATACAAATTAGCAATCTTCTCCTCTTCTTCAGACATCTCGAAGTCCATATGCGGTATCTTTGTGTATTCATCTTGCCAGAACCAAGGGACGAAGATAGTTATAAAGTCGCTTTCGGGATTATCTCCTAGTCCCGCCATCGCCATAGCATGAAACATGTTCCCCACACCGTTAGCAGTGGACTCAAGTATAATCTCCGTTCCCGCTACATCCGGGATAGCTTGAAGGATACCTGTCGTTATTTCATCTGTATTTTCAAAGAACGCCACCTCAGACCCGTGGAATCTTTGAATAGTAAGTCCGCGACCAATCTGGGCGGACCCTGCGGTCCCTACACTGTAGCCCGACCTAATGCCCGCAAACACGAGGCGACGTTCATTGAGAGTATCAATCTTTGGCACAATAGCTGGAGGTGCATTTTCGTAATATCTCTTTGCCATCTCGAACAGATGCCTCGTAGAGTCAGAGATATGCGCCATAATAAAAGCATCAAGCCCCGGCGTGAGGGACGTTTGATGGAAGTACCTGCCTGAAATATAGGTTGACGCACCTTGTTGCCTGCCTTTAACTACAAGGGCACGAACTTTGCCCGTTAATCGTTTTTGCTCTTCAAGTCGTTTATGTATATATAGTTGTGCTCTATTGAACACAAAGGGGATGATCTCGCCACTCTTCGTCTTGATACTCAAGCAATTCTCAGCATAGAAGGGTAGGTTCGCTTTCAACTTCTGAATCATCTTCAGATGTGAATTCTGCATCTATCGCCTCCTCTTTTTCAACTAATTGTTGTAGGTAATCTGTAAGATTAACTGTGACTGTGGTGGAGTCAACACGTTGCTTTGGCTTACCCATTACACGATCTAGGTACTCTTTCCTCGCGTCGGCGTCAAACATCGCGGCTCTCGCTAGATTGATAACTGCCATTTCAAGATAGGTCTTGCCCACATCTTCAATATTTGGGACGTCTGGGACGGCAAGATTTGACACTGTCTCAAGGCAATTTTCTGCCTTTTGAGCTAAATTAGTATCCCGACCCACCGGGATTGGAACCGTTGAGCCGGGAGGGCGAACAACTATAGGGCCTCTGTCTGAGGGTTTCATTCGCTAACCTCCTCTTTACTTAGTATAAGCGGCTCCCAGCTAAGCGCGCCTTCGACACGTCTTTCCATTTCCTTTTTTAGCCCGCCTTCTGGCATTTTAGCTATTAAGGTTTCTAGGATTCTTATGTTGCCAAAAAGCCGTTCTTTCGGCGTGTAATTCATTTTGGCCTGAAGCTCTTTTTCTTCTTCGCTCATCATTCTAAAATGTCCTCTATTCCTTGGTCAGTGCGCGGAGCAGCGGGTGTAGCATCGCCACCATCTTTTACTGATACAGGAAGATTAACTTCTCCAGTCTCAAATACTTCAGCATTAAGGTTATAAAGTTCTTTCTCCGCTTTACGTTTCTCTGAGAACTTCGCATATATGTCGGGAAAGTGGTCGGGGTCTTCTTTGGCTATACGTACGTGGTCACGAAGAAGTCCAAGTGAGCCATACTCATCGACATTGATTGCGAGGCGATGACGTGAACAATAAACTTTTAATTGGTCTTTTGTCTGGAAACGATAAGGAATTTCGTCAGGGTCGAACTTTCGCCCTTTAGGGTTTATCTCGTCGATGTAATGCGTATAGACCGCGGTGAACGCTGGGTCTTTCTTCTGAAGGAAAGGAATAAGTAACTTCCCTTTGATAACGCCCAGAGGTGCATCTGCGTTGGGCAGCCTGAAAGTCGCCCTATACCCACGTACTACCCTATCCTTGCCACTCTGTGCGAAATATTCGCCATGCACTTTTGCTTCGTAGTATTCTTCATTCATAATATTCCTCCGTCTTGGGGTTTGTTGGGATTGCGTTGTGCATCCCGTTAGAAAGAAGTATACCTTATGGATGTTGAAGTGTCAAATTTTTTTGTAATATTTTTTAGTTAAGAGAGTTCAGGGGGAAATAGGCAGTTATTTTTTTGTTGGGAAATCCTTGTCAGTGGGTACCTGTTTATGACAGTTGAAGTAGTGCCCCCTTGGGTCGCCTACCCCCCTCACGACTCAAATAAAAAGAGGGGTGCCCCCCATGCCTTGCACCGGCGGATACACGGCGCGCCCTTGGGCATATCCTTGAAGCCATGCCCGTGGGGATTGCGCCAATGCCCATGATCTAAGGGCCATGAACACGCTATATCACATGACATGCAGTGTATGCAATAGGGTATAATATGCTATATCATGCCATTATAGTGGCGGGCCCTCTGAAACGACGCGTGAGAATCGCATCTAAGGGCCTATTGTATAGTAGGGTATACAATTGTATAGGGGAATACAAGAGTATATAAGAGGGGATAAGAGTAACACAAAAAAACCATAAGAAAGGGCCTCATGTCCAACCTGTCCTACTAAACCAGTAGGACACGTATAACACCCATTTATACCTAGCTAGTTATATCCTATATTCAGTAGGACTAGTAGGACCAGTAGGTCCCTATATATAATGATATATAAGCAATCCCGTCCAACCTACCAAATAACCAGTAGGACAACGTTGGACACGCCGGGATAAACTATTTTCACTTTCTTTCATTTAGCACTTGACAATGTCCTATAATAGTGTATTATAGTAGAGACAAAAGAATACTAACGTACCATAACAAAAGAGGAGAATATCATGAACACTCAACAAGCAGCGACACAAGCGAAGCAATCAATATTCTACACGCGCCTAGACATGGCCGCAGCTAACCACGCAGCAGTGCGCGCCGCGCGCGACGCCGGAGCAAGCTACAAAGAAATTGATAAAATAGACAAAGATTATAACATGATTGCGCGCGCGCTAAACGATGCAGAGCGCCGCGTCAAGTTATATAAGTTAAAATATCTAATGGATATTAAATATGGTAACGTCGAAATTGAAAACCAATATTAAATAAAACACGCGAGCGCCGGCGCGGATCCCGGCGCAACAAAAAAAGGAAAAGGTGATTACAATGGAGAAGATTTTAATGGTTACAAATAATTGGAAGACTCTTGACGCGTGCCGCGTTGGGAAAAACGAAAGCCGTGAGACATTAAAAAATATCAATATAACAGATCAACATATCGAAAGCACGAACGGCCACATTGCGATAAGGTTTACAAAAGAAAGCATATCCTTGCCAACTATAGCAAATGGCGCTTACAAAGTAATAAGCGCAACAAAATGCAACAAGCTCTCTACCGAAATAATACTTGAGCACCAACCGGAAGCGCAGTTTCCAGACACTAAAAGATTATTTCCTGAGAATGCTACTGCCGGAAGTAAAATTACTATTGAGATCATGCCAGAGAAAGACGCGCCATATAGTATTACAAGCGCCATTATACAGATGTATAAGCTAACCGGGAACGCGTACGCAAATGAGTATGTAAAGAAACTATCTATACTAGGCGCTTATTGGGGCGTATATAGCCAAGGTGATAATCGCGCCATATACCTCGAGAACAGCGCTGGGACGATCAGCGCGCTTATTATGCCATTTAAAATTAATTAATGATCTATAAAACAAAAAAAGGAAAAGGTGATTACAATGACAAGCTATTTATTAAACCCACAATATGACAACAGAAAAAGTTTTTATGGCAAGGCAAGAGTCGAAAGCGACGGCGTAGGCCATTCGCGCTTAATCTCTTACACAACAGAAGTTGCAACCATTAACGCCGGAGTATTAAAGATCAATGGCTGGTACTCCGCAACCACAACGAGACATATTAAAGAATACGCATATCAGCATGATTTCAAAGTGGGTACAACTAAAGAGATGACAAAGATGTACTGCTAACACAAAAAAGAGGAGAAAAAATCATGAAATTATTATCATTCAATAAGAAGCAACCGTACGCCGGGAAGCTAAAATATCCCATTAACAAGCGTATAAAGGGACTATTAGTCAAGATCGTTATTATTAACGCGTTAGTATTCGCGCTTGCGCCGGGTATCTTCTACGGCGCTTATGGCATTATCGGCGGGATCGTGCGCGGAAGCGCTGAAGCGCGCAAGCAATACCACATACGCGCCAAATACGGCCGCACGGCGCTCGAGCTATACCAGTGCGCGGACGTTTGGCGCGATCTAGGCCGGAGTCTTAAAAATTTCGAGTTTATCAAATAGTGATGGGGCGCGCGCAAGCGCGTTTAAACTACATTCCCGGTCCAAAGTCCGGGAACAAACAAAAAAGTAGGTGAACAAATGAACAATACAAACTATTTAGCACGTTACGACGCTTCGTATTGGGCCATGCGGCGCAAAGCAGAACGCGCTGGTATATTGACATCAATCGACAAAAAAGGCCCTTGCAAGGCAACTTTGACGCGATACGGGCGGAAGCACGCGCCGAACTCAGAAGCCGCGCGGGTACGCTTGAGCGGCCGCGGATAAAATACCCAGCGGGATCATATCGAATATAAAAATGTTTACATTGTAAACATAATTACGGAAAGGTGAAAATATGAAAAAATCACATGTTGTATTACTGGCTCTGCTCATAGCGGGGACAGCCACCACAAATTTGGCTTCTGCAATTTCTGAGCATAACGACATACCTCGCCAAACATATCGTATCAGCCACTATTGTGCCTGTACGAAATGCTGCGGGAAATGGGCTGATGGAAGATTTGCTAACAACGAAAAAATCACAGCTTCTACCTCGCCAACTATTGCTTGCAATTGGTTGAAGTTTGGGACAAAGGTCAAAATTGATGGCATAATATACACTGTTAGAGATCGCGGGGCAAAATCAATCTTTGGGAGCTTCAGCGCTCCGATTTTAGCATTTGATATCTATTGCAAGTCCCATGTTGGGGCACGTAATAAAGGTATCTATTATACAAATAACGTGGAGGTATTGTAATGGGGCATTCTGAATTTGAGGTTAAAGTTTCGCATACCATATTTAAAGAGCAAGTGTGGGTGAGTTTGACAGGTAAGTGCAGGTGCGGGCAAGGGATAGAAATGCATTTCCCCTGGACAAAATCAAACGGAAATGAGGTGACCTTTCAATGTTGTCTTTGTGAGACCAGACACGCGGTTAAAATAGATATGGAGGTGATGAAATGAGAAAGTACATGGTACACGCGACAGAAACGACTATTCTTAGGGCTTTTATTTTGGCTAAGAATGAAGACGTGCTTATGTCGCAGTTAGTAGAAGGCGAGCACGATGATAAGTTTGAGTATGTAGACAACGACAACTTAGATAATTTTAAGATAGCAGAGATGTCATGCGGAGAAAAGGAGGTCAAGTAATGGGAAATAAAGGTCCAAATTGTGCACGACCGGCTATGAAAATTAAAAACAGGGATGAACTTCTCGGGTGGCCTAAAGCCGAGCCTAGCTTAGATGTTGAAGGATTCTACGAAGACATAAGAAAGGCGCACCCAAACACCCGGCCAAACAGCTTTAAGGCATACGTGCCCGAAAATTTCCCCTACCGTGTTACGTACTGGATACGGGTGGACGTCAGCAAAGCAAAAGGGCTTATTATAGAACAATATTTTGATGAGGACAAAAATCGAAAAAGTTGTTTTGAGCTCTTCAAGAGTGGGGGTCATGATAAGACTATACGAATGGCTAGAGCGGGAGAGTGAAAAATGCTGATACTACTAATAACAGTGGGCTGTGGGCTATTGGGGCTTTTTCTGGTATGTATAATTGTAGCTCATTTTAAATAATTTATTTGACATAAAAACAAACATAAGGTATACTAAAAAGCATGACACCAGACAACAAAAAAACAATAAAATTTAGCGACGCAAGCGGTTCCTTTTTGACCACCATTGAGCTTTCTCTTAGTGCTCTTGGTTCCCCTGGTCTTTCTGGTGTCATGCCGCTTGCGTCGCTGTTGCTATTTAATTAAAAACACAAGGAGAAAGTAAAATGAGTAAACCAGAAACGGTAATGATTGACGAAGTAAAGTATGTGAGGGCTGATGCCGTGCAAAAGCCAGCGGAGAAAGTTGACGGAATGAAATGTTGTGTTATTAGGTCTTATGGTGCGGGAGTATTTGTGGGATATGTCAAAGAGCAGAAAAACGACAGGAATGGGGTTAATGTTATATTAGTTAATTCAAGAAGGTTACATTATTGGAGTGGAGCTTGTAGTCTAAGCCAAATCGCAATGGAGGGAAGCAAAGATATTTCTAATTGTCGGGTAGCTATGGTTATTCCAGAAATGTTCATCGCAAATGTTGTTGAAATTATCCCTGTATCAGAAAAAGCTAAAACAAATATAATGGGGGCAGAAGTATGGAAGAAATAATTAAAATTTCTGGCTCTGGCTCTGGCTCTGGCTCTGGCTATGGCGATGGCTCTGGCGATGGCTCTGGCTATGGCTCTGGCTATGGCTATGGCTATGGCTATGGCTATGGCGATGGCTCTGGCGATGGCGATGGCTATGGCTATGGCGATGGCGATGGCTCTGGCTATGGCGATGGCTATGGCGATGGCTCTGGCTCTGGCTCTGGCTATGGCGATGGCTCTGGCGATGGCGATGGCTAAAATCACAACATAACCGAGGAGAAATATAATGAAACCAGAAACGATAATGATTGATGAAGTAAAGTGTGTGAGGGCTGATGCCGTGCAAAAGCCAGCGGAGAAAGTTGACGGTCTTGAAAGATGTGTTGTTAGAAGTTATGGTGCGGGAGTATTTTTTGGGTATGTCAAAGAGAAGAAAGCAGAACTTAATGGAGTTAATGTTATATTAGTAAAAGCAAAAAGGATTTATTATTGGGATGGGGCTTGCTCTTTAACGCAGCTAGCAATGGAAGGTTCTAAGACCCAGAAAAATTGTAAAATAACAGAAGCCATAGATAGTCAGTTTATAGCTAATGTTATAGAGATTCTCCCATTAACTGAACAGTCAAGTAAAAATCTTGACGAGGTGAAAATATGGAAGAAATAATTAAAATTTCTGGCTCTGGCTCTAGCTATGGCTCTGGCTATGGCTATGGCGATGGCTCTGGCTCTGGCTATGGCTCTGGCGATGGCTCTGGCTATGGCGATGGCTCTGGCTATGGCGATGGCTCTGGCTCTGGCTCTGGCTCTGGCTAAAATTACAACATAACCGAGGAGAAACATAATGAATATTTTTGGAGCAAAAAGAATGGCTTGTGCTGTTATTGAACAGGCTTTCAGGGACGCGTGCTTGTATCTTAAGAACAAAGATAAAAAGATGCTACCGCAGGCGATAAAGAAAGAAATGGGGACTTTTAAAGATGGGTATGATTTTATAGCAACAACCCGACTTTCCAGATGGGTGGAGGCTTGGGATTTGAACATCGCACCAGACAGCATACAGAGAGCATTAAAACAAAAAACACAAGGAGAAATATAATGCAAACATTTGACCGCAAAAATTACCTTACTATTAAGGAAGCTGCTGAAGCTCTTGGGTACTTCCCACCATATGTGGCACGTCTTATCCGAGACGGAAAAATAAAGGCGGCAAAACGAGGCAGACAGTATTTTATTGCCCCGGAAGAGCTCAACCGCTTTGTAGGAGTTAAAGAGCCAACACAAGTGGATGATTTGATATGAAAATCGGGGGGTGGTCAGGCTAGAAGGCAAGAGAGTGCAGAAAATTAGCTGTTCGCACAAGAATAGATCAAACCCCGTGCTCAAGGTGTGGCAAAAAGTTTATAAATGGTATAAAACAGGGAGGTTTTGATATGAGAAAAGTAAGAATCGAAATACGGAAAACTGTAGAAGGGCTGTTCTGGGGGATAGTTCTTGACATAGCTAAAGATAACAATTCCCGCTACATAACCCAAGACTACACGCAGTATTCAGACGTGATAAGAGAAGGCAAAATGCGTGCCGCACAAATAGGATGGGACTGTATAGAAGTTAAAGATTGTGCGGACACAGATCCCTACGATAGAACGGACATGCTAAAAGGATAAAATTTTTATGATAAACAACATAGAAACATATAATCTGCTTGGTTGGGCTACATTCCCGGTTAATGCAAAGAACAAAAAGCCTCTAGCTCCCGGGTGGAAAGCACGTACAGCCAACATATTCACAATAGACCAAGAAGCTGACCAATACTTACACGCGGGAGCATATGGGGTTGTTCTAAACCCTGACGATCTTATTGTCGACATTGATCCTAGAAATTTCAAGAAAGGGGATAATCCCTGGAAAAGATTTAGAGAGGACTTGAAACTCCCTCAACTAGGTAAAGACGCACCAAAGGTTAAGACAGGCTCCGGCGGAGTGCACATATATTTTAAGAAACCCGCGGAGCTTGATCTTGTACCCTTCCTTAAAGATTACCCAGGGATAGATTTCAAAGCGGGATTCAAGGACAAAGGAACATATGTTATAGGTATAGGGAGTGGCCACGAGAGCGGGAAAGCATACACAGCTATGCCGGGGGCGGAACTATCCGATATAAAACCCATCCCGCCCGTGGTCATTCCTTTTTTATTAAAGAATGTAAGGCCAAAAGAAACTACTAAAGGGACAGGACAATTAACAGGCGGGGAACAAGAAATTAGACGCTATACAGAGTGGCTGAAGAAGTTCCCACCAGCAGTGGAGGGCGAAAATGGAGATCATCAGACATATAAGGCGGCGGTTAAGGGGCGAGATTATGGTCTTCCTGTTGAGGCTACACTTAAAGCTCTTATTGACCATTACAACCCTAAATGCGAACCACCGTGGGGTGATGAGACTCTTATTACTAAAGTTAACAATGCGTATAAGTATGCTAATTCACAAGCGGGAAAAGAAGACCCTAGCCTTGCTTTTAAAGAAATCAAGAGCACTCCCGTTGAATGGGACTCTGAATCAGACGACAAAAGATTGTGGGACTTAGACCAACACGGCAACCCTAAGAAAACATTAAAAAATGCAGTAAATTATATCTATACCTGGCCAGAGATTATTGGCACAGTGAAATTTAATAGTTTTACAGGTAATTTAGAGGTGGCAAAACCGCTCCCCTGGCACAAAAAACGTACATCATCAAACATATGGGAAGACTCTGATATTGTTCTTATGAAATATTATCTAGCTAAAAAATTAAAAGGTGTAGAGTTTTCATCCCAAATGCTTTGGGAAGCCATACAGACAGCGGGCAAGAGACATTCTTATCATCCTATACGTGATTATGTATCAGGCATTAAGTGGGACGGGGTAAAAAGACTGGACTCGTGGCTGTCTACGTACTGCGGGACTAAAGATGATGGGTACACAGCCACTATTGGACGTAAATTGCTTATAGGTATGATTTCCCGGATATTTGTTCCTGGAGTAAAATTTGATTATTGTTTAATTTTAGAAGGTGCACAGGGTATAGGTAAGAGCACCATTTGTGCGATACTTGGAGGTGAGTGGTATGGAGATGTGGTCCTTGATCCTCATGCTAGAGATACCATTGACGCTATACGTGGTAAATGGGTTATTGAATTATCGGAAATGGAAGTTACTAGAAGGGCGGAGGCGCAAGCTCTTAAAGCATTTATCTCTAGAACAACAGATAGAGCTAGGCTTGCTTACGAACGAACTACTAAAGATTTCCCAAGACAGTGCGTCTTTGTGGGAACAATCAATCCAGATGAAATGGGGTATCTCACCGATACAACAGGCAATAGAAGATTCTGGCCGGTTAAATGCGATGGCGCGTTCGATCTCGAAGGATTCAAAAAAGCCAAAGACCAAATAATTGCCGAGGCGTATCTAGCATTTAAGAAAGGTGAAGAGTTATATTTAAGTGGAGACGTTGCTAAAATGGCTGAGATAGAACAAAATGCACGCCGTCACGTTGACCCTTGGCATGATGCTATAGCTGATTGGGTGGAAGAACAGCCAGAAGTAACTGAGTTGAGTATGCAACAAGTATACGAGCTCGTGCTTGGCGGGGGTATAAAAAGCATATCCCGAGCAGAGCAGACGAGGATAGGCCGAATACTCAGCGATATGGGATGGTATAAATCGAGGCCACTACGCGGTGGTTCCAGGCAATATGTGTACGTGAAATTAACTAAAGAGGGGGTGTGATGTCTTGGAGCAAACACGAATTAGAAGCCATAAGAAAAATGCCTAAACGGTTTATAAAAGACGGCACTATGGTTGCTGCGTTTAGAGACGACATATTTGTATGCCACAATAAGTATGCTCCGGTTGCGTACAACATAAAAACAAAAAAGTTCCGTAAGATAATAATCGAAGCCCCCGCGGGGGTAGAAACCTCGGGGACATTAATTTTTACTAAAAAAGAGGCATAATAACAAAACAAAAATTATGTGAACTTATTGGGGTATGTGGGGCAGTTAGGGCTACTGGGGAAAGAGTGCAGAGGCTAGACCCTACAAAAGCGCCTGAAAGCTACTGGAATAGAAAGCCAAAGAAAGAGCCTTTGTGGTATAGAATATATAAATGGTATAGAACAGGGAAGTAAAATGAAATTGTATCCGTTCCAGGCGGAAGGTGTTAGCTTTCTAACATCAAAACGCCGGGCATTATTAGAAACAGGAGACTGCGATGTCAAGAGTACAAGAGGTTAGATACTGTGCCAGATGCGACAGCCCGTTTAACCGACACAATGGGAATACCAACGCTAGGTATTGCTCGCGCTTGTGCGCTTGTCGTGACAGAAACGACAGAACCCACCAGGTTAAAGCCGGGTCAGAAGGCGGAAAACATAATATAGCTAAGCGGGGCACAGGATCCAAAGCCTATGTTAAATACCACGGACAGCACCTCCACCGCGCTGTTATGGAAGAGTGGCTCAACCTTAAATTAAAGGCTAACGAGATTGTCCATCACATAGATGGGGACAAACGCAATAACAATATAGATAATTTAATAGTCATAACACGGGCAGAACATATGAGGATTCATTTACATGGTAAAACTTAAACCATACCCTTTCCAAATTGAGGCTATAGACTGGCTTACCAAAAGGCGAACAGGCCTTTTGGCTCTTGATATGGGGCTGGGAAAAACAATGGCCAGTATTCTTGCAGTAAAAAAACTGGGGCTACAGAATAATCTTATCATATGTCCCGCTACTGTAAAAATACAGTGGCAAAGGGAGATAGAAAAATGGTGGCCGGGACGTACTACTCACATAATAGAGGGCAGAAAGAAACAAGAGATACCCAGAGTAGATTTTGTTATAATAAATTATGATCTTCTTCTAGCCAAACATACTTTCCTACAGCTTATTAGACGCAAGTGGGGCGTATTGGTCTTAGACGAAGCACATTACCTAAAGACTAGCAGCGCTAAGAGAACAAAGGCAGTGTATTATCCCAAAGGGGTAGCGAGCACAGCCAATTACGTTTGGCTACTGACAGGGACGCCGGTATTAAATAGACCTATAGAGCTATTCACACATCTTAAAGCGCTTGTGCCGGATACGTTAGCCCCTAAATATTATAGCCGGTATGATTTTGCGCAGAAATTTTGTGATGCTCGCGAGACTAAATGGGGATGGGATGAAAGCGGCGCGTCGAACCTCGAAGAATTATCAGGGCTATTAGACGGGTTTATGCTCCGGCGGCTAAAGAAAGATGTACTCAAGCAACTGCCGGACAAAACATATCAGACAGTTGTTCTTAAAGGTAACGCAAACGATATAGAAAAAGAGAGGGAGGCATATGGAAAAACAAAAGAATCAATACTCGGAGAGCTCGCGTCTATTAGACGCACAAATGGATGCAACAAAATTAGTCAAGTTACTGAACACGTCGAAAATGTTCTTCGAGAGAAACGGAAAATTGTCATCTTCGCTTATCATAGAGACGTTATCAATGGACTCAGGGAAGCGCTTAATACGTACAACCCAGCGATTATCACAGGTTCCACCGCATCTAAACAAAGGCAGAAGGAAGTGGATCGCTTCAGGAATGAAAGCAACTGCCGCGTCTTTATCGGACAAATCGAGGCAGCGGGGACAGGGGTGGACGGACTCCAAGACGTGTGCGACACGGTCATCTTCGCAGAAATGTCCTACGTGCCTGGTCAAATACACCAAGCTATCGACAGGTGCCATAGAATCGGCCAAACGTGTCCGGTGCTCGTACAATTCCTTGTCCTTGAAGGATCTATTGACGAAGATATTGCGAAGACCGTCTCAAGAAAAGAAAAAATAATTAAACAGATTGTAAAACCAACAGCAACACAACAAAAGGAGAAAGATATGAGTATGGAATCGGAACTAGGAAGAATCGCGGATAGTCTTGAGCGTATCGAGGCTAGAATGGCAGGGAGTGTGGCCCCGCCAGTAATGGACGAACCAATAAAACCCGCACCAAAGAAAAGAAAGAGCACGAAACTCGGTCCAGCAGTCACGCCAGAGAATGTATCTAACGAAGGCAATATTGCAGTAGAACAGAGCATGTCTGCTGAGAATTTCTTGAAGAGTTGCAACGAACAGCTTGTAGCTATCAAGGATTTTTCCAGAAGAGGGCACATCGTAAAAAAGCTGAAGGAAATGTTCCAGGCAGATTACGGGATAAAGAGCCTTAAAGAGCTCCCCTCGGGTAAAGTCGAGGAGTGCAAAGTTAAATTCGACGCGATATTAGAGGAGGTGAGATAGTTATGGCGAAGACAGAGAAACTCAGGTTCTCCCCATCCGCCAGTAAGAGATGGATGAACTGCCCAGGGGCATTGAGATTAGGTCTTCAGTTTCCACAACAAGCATCGAGTAAGTATGCTATGGAAGGGACTGCGGCACATGAACTGGCTGCTAATTGCCTAAAGATGCGACAGGATGCTTGCGAATGGGTGGGCGAACCTATAGAGGTAGAGGACAAAATCTTCCCTGTAACAGAGAATATGGCAGAGAATGTCCAAGTCTACCTCGATGCCATAAGGAAAGACATGGACGATGAGGGTGTTCCTCATTCAGAATTGTCGGTAGAGACTAAATTTAGTGTAAAGGGATTACCTATTACAGGCACAAACGATGCGTCGTTTTCTAGCCCTCTGGGTAAACTGTATGTGTATGACTACAAGCACGGGCAAGGGATGTATGTTGAGGTATTGGATAACAGCCAGTTGAAGATATACGCTCTTGGTGCTTGGGAAGAGGTAGGGTGCATCAACGAAGAGATAAACATTACTATTGTTCAGCCTAGATATGAACAGGCAGACCCGATAAGAACACAACCCCTAACTGCTGACGAGTTAAATCTTTTCAGACGAGAGCTAATGGAAGCGGTAGTTGCTTGTGAGAAACCCAAAGCTAAACTATGTGCGGGGGAGTGGTGTAAATGGTGTCCGGCGTTTGGGCTATGCCCAGAAGTCAGCCAGAAAGCAGTACAGGTAGCAATGCCAAAACTCGACATTAAGTTTCCTGAGCCCAACCAAATGACTCCGGAGAATATAGTCAGGGTACTCGAATTATCGGGATTGATTTCTGATTGGTCAAAAGCATTATACAAACATGTAGAAAAGACAGCCATGGAGACCGGTGTAGAGTATCCAGGGTACAAACTTGTAAGAAAGTTTGGACGTAGAGCCTGGGTAGACGAAGTAGCTGTTGAAAATGAATTTGAACATGAGTACGGGGAGGTGATATACGACAAGAAGGTGAAAAGTCCTGCCCAGTTACAGAAAATCGTGGGTAAGGATAGAGTAGATAACCTAACAGCGATACCTGACAAAGGGGTACAACTAGTACCTGAGTCAGCCAAAGGTGAGGCTGTAGGAGCTAAGAGCGTATTTAATGTGATAGAATAAAGAGGAGGAACATTATGTTAGAGGAAAGAAAATGGAATTTAGACGCTGAAAGCAACCCGTTGCCAACGCTAAACAACATAGTTAATTATATGTTGGATATGCCTGACGACGCGCCAGAAGCGGAGCTGATGGAAAAGGACGAGGACTTCCAGAGGACAGAAGTTGGGCTCCATGTGTTAAGGTGGAGACTCTGGCTTTCAGAAAGAGGCATAGAGGTGGGGCCTGAGCCTATCGAAGCAGCGATAGCGTACGTAAATAGCTACAATAACTAAACAAAAACTAACAAAAAAAGGAGCCAAATCATGGCTAAGAAAGAATTTACAGGAGTTAAAATAAACACGCCGGAATGTGTACTGTTGTATCCAGCAGTGTTTGAAGCAAAGTTCAACGATCTGAAAGGTAAAGATGAATGGGCCGTTACTATGTTGTTTGACAAGGCTAATTCAGATATGAACGCAGTTAAAGCGGCGATGATACAAGCCGCTAAGAATGAGTTTGGTGCAGATGTAGACCTTAAAACACTGGATATGAAACGCATTCAGGATGGCGATGCAGTAACGAGCACCGGAAGGGAACGCCACGAAGCATGTAAAGGTATGTGGGTAGTCAAAGCTGCAACACGCCTTAACGCTCCGGGTGTAGTTGACGCAAAAGTGCAGAAGATCTTGGACCCATCTGAGATATACTCAG